TAAGCAACATAATTTGCCAGATCATTTAAAAGCTAAGATAGAAGCAGCTCCCGGTAAACAAACTAAGTCAGCAAAAACAGCAGCTAAAGGGGCTAAAGCAGTTGACGAGGGTAGGGACAAAAAAGCTGATAGATTATATAAAAGAGCGGCTAGGCAGGAAAATAGAGAAATAAATAGAGCTGAATCTCCAGTTAAAAAAAAAGGGGATGCGCCATCTCGTAAAAAGTCTTTAGGCTATTACAACAAAGCTAACAAAACTGGAACTGGGGCTGCAGCTGGAGGCGGGATGACAGCTAAGGGAACTGCTGAGTATAGACGTAAAAATCCGGGTAGTAAATTAAAAACAGCTGTTACTAAAGATCCCTCTAAATTAAAAAAAGGAGGTAAAGCTGCAAAACGTCGAAAAGCATTTTGCGCTAGGTCTAAAAGTTGGACTTCAGAAAGAGGTAGAGCGGCTAGACGTAGATGGAACTGTTAATATTATGAAATCAAAAGGCTTAGGAGACTCTATAGAAAAATTTACAAAAGCAACTGGCATAAAAAGATTAGCCGATAAAATGCCAGGCGGTTGCGGCTGTGCGCAAAGAAAAGAAACATTAAACAAATTATTACCATATAAAAACAAATAAGATGGCATACAAACAAAAAGGCTGTACTCCGATTACAGCGAAGATTCAAAAGACTACCAAAGGCGGAGTTACAAACCCTCTGTTGAAAGCAATGGGTGTACCCATGAAAAAAAACCCTTCGGCAGCGAAGCAGACTAGCATGGGGCCAGTCCCACCTCCTCCTGAAAACATTTTTGATAGCAATTATGGAAAAACGAAAGGTCAATTAAGCTATTATAGTTCTGACGCAGGAAAAGCTTATGCTAAATCTAGTCGGGAGCGCCAACTCAAAAAAAGAAAAGAAGATAGGGACAAAAAATATCCTACAAGCCAAAAGCAAAAAGAGTTTGCTAAGAAAAAGCATCAAGGCAAATATTACAAAGAGCCTGCTAAAACTAATATTACCAAAAAAGCAGATATAAAAGGCAAAGGTGCTGGCTCTGTAACAGCTGCAAATAATCCAGGAAAATCTTCTTCCGGGAAAATAACAGGTAAAATAGGGTCTGACCTTCGTAAAGCTCAGTATGATAAAAAAGGTTGGAAATATGACGATACTATAAAAGGGTATGATAAATCTGGTAATAAAATAAAAGCACGTACTGCTAAGCCTAAAGTTAAAGCTGTGTCTAACATAGAGGCTTCTAAACCAAAAGTAGAAAAAACTGCAGAAATAAAAATGCCCGCAAAGGCAAAAACCAAAAAAGAAGTTAGGGTTGAGAATAGAACTAACAGACAAACTGCTAGAAAAGAAAACAGAGCTAACAGAAAAGCAACAAGAGAAGAAAATAGAGCTAACAGAAAAGCTGCTAGAAAAGGTTCTCCAGCTAAACAAACAATGCAACAGCAAAACCGTATTGATCGAAAAGAAAGAAGAGAGGCAGTAAGAGCTAGAAGAGTAGCCCCTAAAGACGTTACTAAAACTTTAGCGAAACCGAAAGAGTCCGGTAAAAGCCCCGCGAAAAATTATAAGAAAGGGTATTACGGAAAATAATGGATAAAATATGGTCATGGCTTACCGGGAACGTTATCAAAGAAGTTGGTGGCGTTCTCGATAATCTTATAACAAGTAAAGAAGAAAAGCTAGAAGCTAAGAAAGCAATAGAGGTTATATTGCAACAAGCGGAAGCAGATGCGCAAAAGCAAGTAACTAGAAGATGGGAGTCAGATATGAAGTCTGATTCATTCTTGTCTAAAAATATAAGGCCTATGGTACTTATATATTTAACAGTTATATTTACTGCTTGTGCGTTTTTTGACGGTAATATAGGAGAGTTTAAAATAGCTGAAGAGTATATACCTATATTTCAAACTTTACTAGTTACTGTCTATGGGGCTTATTTTGTTGGGCGTTCGTACGAAAAAGCTAAATCAATAAGTAACAAAAACGCGTAATAAATAAAATAACGGAATATTAATTTTAAATCTAATCAAATGGCAAAAAAGAAAACAAAAAAAGAAGTACCTGTAATAGGTGGTAAATTTATTACAAACGATGAATTAACTAGTGTTAAAGCAGCAGTAGAAGCTGTTAACCGATTGCAAATGCAAGTTGGAGGTATTGAGCTCCAGAAGCACGATCTTATGCACACAATGAAAATAAAGACGGACGTGCTAGAGGCAGTGCAAAAAACATTAGAAGAAAAATACGGGGATGTGTCTATAGATATAGTTACCGGAGAAATGAAAGATAATGCACCTAGTACGTAAGATAAGTATAGGTAGAGACTATAAAAATGACGCCATGCACTATTCTGTAGGTCAGGAAGTGTATGGTGGTCATATTATAGATAGTATAATTGAAGAAGAAAACAAGTACTCAATATATATAACCAAAAATAATGAAGTATTGCCCTGGAAGGATTTCAATAAAAACATGGCAATAGCAATAGAGTATAACTTAGAATACTAATGAAAGGATATACCGATTTTGTGGTAAGACCATTAGAGAGTCGTTATCAAAACAAATTAAACATAGACGGTACAGAATTTATATTAAACACAGAATTACAGAATCATTCGTATGTATCAAGAATAGGGCTAGTTATTTCAGAGCCCTATTTCAACGACACTAAAATACGTAAAGACGATATAATAATAATACATCACAATGTATTCAGAAGATTTAGAGACATACGTGGTAAAGAAAAAAATTCAAGAAGTTTTTACGAAGAAGATAAATATTTTGTGCAACCTAATCAAATATTTGCCTATAAGCGAAATAACAAATGGCTAGCTTGCGAAGGGTTTAATTTTGTACAACCTATTAAAGAAACAAAAATGTTTTCTAGTTCTTTTGAAAAAGAAGGGATAGGCATAATAAAGTATAAAGATCCTGCGCTTAAATCTATAAAAGCAAATGATCTTATAGGGTTTAGACCCGGAGCTGAATATGAATTTATTGTAGAAGGCAAAAAAATGTATCGAGTTCCTACCAATCAAATCACAATTAAATATGAATATAAAGGAGACGAAGAAGAATATAATCCAGGCTGGGCACAAAGCAGTTGAAGAATTAATTAAAGTAGCAAAAGAAGCTATTGTAGATTCAGACGATGACATTTCTGCTGATAGACTTAAAAACGCGGCGGCTACAAAAAAGCTAGCTATATTTGATGCGTTTGAAATACTAAATAGAATACAAGCGGAAGAGGATATGCTAAATGAAAAGCCTAAAGAAGAGTCTAAGGAAAAAACTTATAAAGGCTTTGCAGAAAGAAGAGCTAAGTAATGTACAAGCAAGATCTATACTCAGTCATAACTCCTGTAAAAGGCAATGTGCTATCTAAGCGCAACAGCTTAAAAAACTGGAAATACGGATACGATAAAGATAACGACATAATTGTTATTAGTAATACCGGCCAAATAGGGGAAATATATAATATACAAGGTTTAAAAATAGCTTTACCTAAGGAACCAAAAAAACTAATTAAAGGTAATAATTTATGGAAACCTGAAGAATACCCTAAAGAACTTAAGAGAATACAAAGCATATTTGAGTGGAAAGACTACCCGGATAGCTTTAAGGAAAAATGGGAACCCTATATAGATGAGCAATTTGAAAGAAGAGAAAATGGTTACTGGTTTCTTAACAACAATATACCTACTTATATTACTGGTACTCACTACATGTATTTGCAATGGTCAAAAATCGATGTGGGGTTACCCGACTTTCGTGAATCAAACAGATTATTCTATATATTCTGGGAAGCGTGCAAGGCAGATACACGTTGTTACGGTATTTGTTACCTTAAAAACAGACGTTCTGGATTTTCATTCATGGCGTCGGGAGAAACAATTAACCAGGCTACAGTGTCGAGTGATTCCAGGTTCGGTATACTATCGAAATCGGGGGCTGATGCGAAGAAGATGTTCACGGACAAAGTCGTGCCTATATCGATCAACTATCCGTTTTTCTTTAAACCGATCCAGGACGGTATGGATCGACCAAAGCAAGAATTAGCTTATAGAGTCCCGGCTTCTAGATTAACAAAAAGATCTATACAAAATACTGCTTCGGATCAGATAATATTGGAGGGATTAGACACTACTATAGATTATAAAAACACAGGGGACAATAGTTATGACGGTGAAAAGTTAAA